GTTTTGCAGGATCGCCACCAGCCAACTCGATCAGCTTGCTTGCCGCCGCTCCCTCTCCTAGTGCGACTTGTTTATACGGCTTGAATCCTTGCTGTTTGCGGTATTCAGTCCAGAGTGACCAAGCATCTAGATTTAGTTTTTCAGGAAGTGAAAAGGTCTTTTTGCTAATCGCGCTATCTTTAGGATCTATGACTGATTCAATGACTGGTTCTAAAGAGTTACTGATTCTGGGTGCAGGAGTTTCACTAGGGGGTAGTGCAGGAGTTTCACCACCTAGTGAATTATTTGCACTATGTAGTGCAGGAGTTTCACTATGTATTGTTAGCGTGTATAGGTTGCTTGCATTGGCTTTAAACTTTCCTTCTCTGTGCTCTTTTTTTAACAAGCCAGAGTCACAAAGTGCAGATATGTGAGATATAACTGATCGCTTGCTGATCTCGCATTGATCGGCGATGTACTGCAATGAAGGCCAGCATTCACCTTGATCGTTTGCATTGTCTGCTAATTTAAGTAATACGAGTTTGCGCAATGGATTACCAACCTTGGTTTGCATTGCTTTAACCATTAGAAGCATAGACATTTAGATAACCCTCAAAAAATTAATGAGAGTTCAGGAGAATGGTATATAATTGCACCTGAACATCGGACCGCTCCTAGCCCGGCAAGGCAATGATGGAGCGGTTTTTCTATTTTACACCTTCGTGGCATCTCTAACTAATGATTTTGCATACTCACCAGCCACCCACTCAACGCCTTTAGCGGTGAATTTTGATTGAGTGAATGCGTGGCTGCTTTCTTCGTGTTCCGCTATTATTTAACACCATTTACACGGTAATTCTCTTTTTTAACTATATCTTGCAGATCTGAGTCTGAATAGAAATTTGAATATACATACTCCTTTAATGCGAAGTATCCACCAACCGTAAATTCAGATATAACATCAGCTTGGAATCCAAAAGGATCGGCATCTAGTCTCTTTTTGTCAAAAAACATCATTAAATATGAAATACTAACTATTTCACTTCTATCTCTTTCATTTGCGCTAGATGGAACAAACAACCCAATATTTTCTGCTATTGAGTAACACAATTCGTGCAGCTTATCGTCACAATTATGCAATTGAATAAATCTATCAAAATTTAAATCCGAGTCTTTGTATTCTTTTAGTGGTTGAAAATTCATTAACTTTGCATGATCAACAACAAAATTATAATCTATCACCGCCCACTCTCTCGATCTGCTTTCACCGCATGAAATTAGCTTTATCAACTCCAGCTCTGTTTCTTTTGAGTTTCCGTGCTTACATGACACCCATTCGGATACAGGATTTGAGCACACAAGCCGCATTGTGTTTTTGTGCGCCATCAATCTAGACGATGGATTTCTGCTTGATCTCCCAACCTTAACCATCCCATTATCAAATCCTATTACATAAATATAACCATTCATTCTTCACCGCCTTGATTATCAACATCGCTTTCTACGAAAATTACATCTCGATCATCTTTTCTTGATGCGTTAGAACATGGCGGAAGTTTCCCACAAAGAGAAGCATCGTACTCACCTACACATCCAGTGCACTTATGTTGCAAAACATAATTACTAGCGACATACAACACGCCATCATGCATGAATCTGTTTTCTGTGTTATTCATTTCTTTTCCCCTAGCGCTATGAATTCAGAAACTTTCATTTTTAGTTCAGACGCGATACTGACAAGCATTGCGATTGATGTTGACCCCCTAGACATTATTGCTGACAGTTGCTGTGGTTTTATTCCAAGACGATCAGCGAGTTCAACTTGGTTAATATTTTCATTTAAACAGGCCTGTTTGATTGATTTTTTAAGATTCATGGTAATTCCTTTTGTTTGTTTCGATAAGCATAATACCAAAACATTTGCATATCAATAGTTGATTTATTGTTTTTTGTGATTTATAGTTAGCGAACACTAACAAGGAGTATTGATATGAGTAAGTTAATGTTTTTGAGTTGTCTTTGCGGAGAAATTGCAATTCCAGTAAATAAAATCTCAGCTATCCTTTGCGTAAAAAGCACTCAGCTATCTGGAACACATGAAAGCAAGAAGATCTACACGCACGTTTATGTTGATGGCAGCGAAGATCCGTTTGCAGTAAGAGAGGAGTTTGAGTGGGTCACTGAAAAACTGAATCAATTAATAAATCAATAACAAGGAGCAAAAACAATGAGCAACCAACTAACAATTGAGAATGTCGTCTCATCGGTGGAGCAAGAATGCACAAAGTTAATTGCACGTCATAACGATGTTGATTTCGGAGCTGACGCAAACTATGCGATGCAGTTGCTGTATGCGAATGATTTTGCGCTCAAGATCGCATTAGGTAATCCGGTATCCGTTCAGAATGCTTTGCGCAATGCTTCGGCTATCGGGATCAGCCTTAATCCGGCAAATAAACACGCCTATCTAGTCCCGCGAAAAGGCTCAATCTGCCTAGACATTTCCTACATGGGGTTACTTCACCTTGCGATGTCAACCGGATCAATCGAGTTTGGCCAGGCAAAGCTAGTCTATGAAAAAGACACTTACGAGAATGTCGGAATCGATAAGCCGCCAGTTCATAAATCAAATACATTTGGTGATCGCGGCAACCTGGTAGGTGTTTATTGTGTTGTCAGAACCAATACCGGCGCATATCTAACCGAAGAAATGACTATCGAAGAAGTAAATCAAATCAAGAATCGGTCTGAATCAGCAAAGAAAGGCAACGGGCCATGGGTAACTGACTATTTTGAAATGGTGAGAAAAACAGTTATCAAGCGGGCGTCGAAGTATTGGCCTAAAGTTGATCGTCTTAATACCGCAATTGATCTGCTGAATACAGAAGGCGAGGAAGGCATTTCATTCAATCACCAAAAGAAAGAGGATCCTGTTGATGTAACGCCTGTCAGCGTAGATGTTGTTGCGATGATACTTGACACCATCGAAGCAAAAGGGCGCAACACTGAAAAATTCTGCGAGTATCTTTCAGGTAAATTCAAGCGACAAATAAAAATGATCTCTGAGCTAACAACTACAGAGGCATCATGGGCAATTAAGGCGCTGGAGCAAGTAAAATGAGAACATACGAAGACCTGATCCGTGAACTTGGAACCAAGGCAGAAGTCGAGCAGGGTAGCGATGAATGGCGATTCATGCGCCTTGGTGTTGCTAGTGCATCGAAAGCTAAAGAGTTTTTATCTGGTCGTGATACAGCGACATATCAGACCTATTTGTGTGAGAAGGTGGCAGAGATTGCCACTGGATCACTGGCTGAGCAAATCAACTCAAAAGCCTTATCGTGGGGCAAGGACAACGAAGACACCGCCCGCGCCGCTTATGAATTTGAGACCGGACATATTATTAAGCAGATCCCGTTTATTTACCGCGATGAACTGAAATACTTTGGGTGCTCGCCGGACGGGATAACGGATGATGCGCACGGGCTTGAGTTGAAGTGCCCATTCTCATCAACTGTCTTTGTTCAATTCAAGTGCAACGACAAAATCAAAAAAGAATATGAGCTTCAATGCATGTTCTCAATGTGGGTGTCTGGCCGTGAATCGTGGGACTTTGCAAACTACGATCCGAGAATGCGATCTAATCCTCTGCATTTTGTGACCATAGAGCGCGATAGCAAGATTATGGAGCAATTCGACAAGCGAGCCGATGAATGGGTTGTCGATATGTCTCGCATGCTCTCAATGCTTGGTGTTAGCTATGGCGACCAGTTCAAATATGGAGATTATTAATGTCCTGCGAAAACGACAACGCACTGATAGCGATCATTAAGTCTATTAACTTGGAAGTTAAAAGGCGCATACCGAATGCGACTGAAAAGTCTATGTGCAAAAAAGAAAACATGGAAATCGTTTTGCAGATCATCAATAAGCACAGAGAGACAGTTAAGCTGCTTGGCTTTAGTCATCACCAGTTCATCTACCGAATGGGTGTGATGAATGGCGTTTATCGGATAGCGCGGAAAACCCCGTCCTTTAGGTCGGGGATATAAGGTGTGCTGTTGACTGTTTACGCATTTCATGTTAAATTTTACACAAATAAACCGGAAATGTAAGAATGAAGCGCGCATATAAATACAGATTCCATCCAACAACTGATCAGGTTGAGCTTTTGGCTCAAACGTTCGGCTGTGTGCGTTTTGTCTATAATTCAATCCTCCGCTGGCGAACTGACGCCTACTATAAACACAAAGAAAAGATCGGATATACGCAAGCCAGCGCACGGCTAACAGCCATGAAAAAAGAGCCAGATTTTGATTGGCTCAATGACGTTTCAAGCGTCCCTCTTCAGCAAGCATTGCGCCACCAACAAGCAGCATTTTCTAACTTCTTTGCTGGTCGGGCTAAATATCCAACTTTCAAAAGCAAGCGACACAAACAGTCTGCCACACTGACCGATGCGGCATTCAAATACAAAGACGGCCAAATCTTTATGGCAAAGAGCAAGGAAGCGCTGGATGTTCGCTGGTCACGCCCTCTACCTTGTGAGCCGTCAACCGTCACAATTTCAAAAGACTCAGCGGGCCGCTACTTTGTTTCGTGCCTCTGTGAATTTGAACCTGTATTACTGCCTATCACTGCATCTACGGTCGGCATTGATGTAGGTTTAAAAGATTTGTTTGTCACTGATACTGGATTTAAAACAGGCAATCCCCGTCATACCGCTAAATATGCGAAGCGTCTAGCCCTACTGCAGCGCCGATTGAGCAAGAAACAAAAAGGCTCAAAGAATCGCGCTAAAGCACGCGCCAAGGTTGCCCGCATTCACGCGAAAATTGCTGATTGCCGAATGGATAACTTGCAAAAGCTATCCCGCAAACTTATTAACGAGAATCAAGTTGTTTGCGTTGAATCCCTTAAAGTGAAAAACATGATCCGCAATCCAAAGCTATCCAAAGCGATAGCAGATGCAGGCTGGGGTGAGCTTGTTCGCCAGTTGGAATACAAGGGTGAATGGGCTGGGCGAACCGTGGTTGCTATTGACCAGTTTTTCCCGTCCTCAAAGCGTTGTAGCGGTTGCGGTTATACCATGTCAAAAATGGCGCTTAACGTGCGTTCGTGGGTTTGTCCTGAATGCGGGGCTAACCATGACCGTGATGTAAATGCGGCCAAGAATATAAAAGCGGTCGGGCTGACCGCGTTAGCTTGTGGAGAGTCTGTAAATCCTAAAGCCGCTTAGTGTGGTTTAGGTTCGACTCTGTGAAACAAGAATCCCCTTCCTTTAGGGAGGGGAGTGTCAAAAAGATAGAGATTAGTGATCTGCATCAAAGTTTTTATTAATCGAATGATTAATAATTAACTCGTCATAAACAAGGAGTAACAAAAATGAGTGAACAACAAAGTACTGAACTGGCATTACCGGTAATCACAGAAGATAAATATCCTGCGCTTTACGTGTCTGGCGGCCTAGATAGTTATTATCAATCTATCCGTGAGCAGGTGATGAGTGAGGTTCCAGATCTGACAACAAAGAAAGGTATTGCCCGCGTCAAGTCACTTGCAGCTATGGTGTCAAGTAGTAAAGTTGCAGTAGAAAAGCCGGGTCGTGAATATCTGAAACAACTAAAAGAAATGCCAAAAGTTATCGAGGCTACTCTGCGAGACTGGAATCAGAAGATGGATTCACTGCGCGATGAAGTGCGCAAGCCGGTTACTGAAATGGAAGAAGCTGAAAAAGCCCGCATTGTTGCGCTTGAATTGCGAGTACATGAGATAAAACAGATCGGCGATTCAATCACTACCGATCTTGATTCTTTCGCATTGAACGAGTTGTCAGATAGCCTAAACAAGATCTTGATCGATGATTCATTTCAAGAGTTCATTGATGTTGCGAAACATGCGAAAGCAAACATCGAAAGCAAACTTCAACAATTTTTATCAGTAAGAATTCAATTTGAAGAGGGTCAGAAAGAACTTGCTCGCTTGCGAGCAGAACAAGAAGAGCGAGATCGCATTCAGCGTGAAAAAGATATTGCCGATCAAGCTCGCCATGAAGCAGAGCAAAAGGCTATGCGTGAAAAAATTGAAGCAGAACAACGCGAGAAGGCCGCAAAGGATGCTCAGTTAAAGGCTGAACAAGATGCTTATGAGTTGCAGAAGAAGCTAGAACAAGAGCGCAAAGATGCGCTACTTCGTCAGCAGCAAGCAGTTGAACAAGCGGCGGAGCGCGAGCGTCAACGCCAGATTGAAGAACAAAACAAAATCAAATATGAAGCTGAACAAGTTCGCATTCAGGAAGAAATTAAGGCTGCTGATGTTGAGCATAGAAAAGAAGTAAATAATGAGATCTTAAGTGATCTGATTATCGGAGCAAAAGCCAAAGGAATTGAGCTTTCTGTTGATTATGCAAAGGTTATTGTTTCAATCATTGCCACTGGAAAAATAAGACATACAGCTATCAAATACTAATCAAATAAATAACCACCAGCGCTGATATTATTAAGGCGCTGGAATTAAACAAGGAAAAGAACAATGAAAAACAACAAAATAGAACTAAACCCAGATGACGTTATCATTCAAACAATAACAACAACGGGATTTGCTTACAAAGAGCTTGGCGTTAAGGTAACTCACATTAAAACAGGCTTATCTTGCGAATGCACAAAGTGGAAATCTATGCACAAAAACAGGGCTGAGGCGTTGAGCGTACTGGTTGCAACGCTAAATAGAGGTGAATAACCAATGAACCAATTCGAAACAGAAGACTTTAGCGACATCAAAACGCAGCCAATGGAAAAGCTAATCAAGCTGCGAGATCGTCGCAAGCAGAACTGGATGGAAATGCAGAAAGCGGCCAGTGAAGAATATCGGCTTATGTGGGAAGTGGAAGACGAGATTAACAAGAGGCTTGGATTATGAACGCCAAAAAATACCAAATCATACTTGCTGATCCGCCTTGGCAGTATAACGATAAATCACTTAATCGTGGAGGGGCCGAACGCCACTATAAAACAACATCGAATGATAAACTTGAAACTATGGATGTAAATTCAATTTGTGATAATGATTGTATTTTATTTATGTGGGCAACATTTCCAAAAATGCAAGAGGCGTTAGATCTTATTAATGCATGGGGATTTACTTACAAAACAAATGCTTTCACATGGATAAAGAAAAATAAAAAAGCAGATTCATTATTTTGGGGGATGGGTAGATGGACAAGATCAAATGCAGAGGTGTGTTTGCTTTCCGTGAAAGGAAAGCCGAAACGAATAAACATGGGAATTCACTCCGTTATTGAGCATCCTATAATGAAGCACAGTAAAAAACCGGATGTTGTTAGAGATAAAATTATTGAGTTGATTGGAGATTTGCCTCGCCTTGAAATGTTCGCAAGAGAATCAGCGCAGGGATGGGATGTTTTTGGAAATGAGGCGCCAAATAGCATAGAAATTCCAAGCAAAAAATAGCCCTCGTGAGAGGGCTTTAAAACAAGGAGTAAGCAAATGAACAACAAGGATGAAACAACCAGATGGAGTGGAGTGGAGCAATTAAGTTAATGTTAGTCCTTGTTTTCGTTTGCGTCAACTAAAGTAAAATCGATTCTGAAATTCGGCGTTTTGTTAGGCCAGATAAGACCTTCCCGCCACCTTTATTCCATTTCAATATTTCTTTCTTTGCCCCATCCCAGTCGCCAGCATTTACCTTCTTTCTCAGTGTTGAGTTTTTAAGTGCGTTGATTCCAAGATTGAATGCAAAGTCAGTCAGCGCCCCGCCGCGATATCCGTTATCTAGTTCGGAGCATAACTTCAAAACTCCAGGAAAGTAAATCTTCTCCAGCATCCAATCCAGTAGGTCTTCCGCTTGCTCAATTGTTCCTGCCGGATCGGTTAACTGAACCTTTCGGCCGTCTTTGTAAAAAGTGGCCCCGTAATAAATAGTCGGCACTCCAGCAGGGCATAAATAAGGGCGCAAAAAACACCCCTCGTATTTTCGTATCAACGCCTTTGCTGTTTTCTTTGCTTGTCCAATATCCATTATTTGCCTCGCTTTCCCAATGTGCGATCAGCAAAGTAAAACCCAAGAACAGTACAAATAAGCTCCATGTCGAACGCTGCAATCAATAGGTTGTTGTGCCACACGCCAAGCACCCACAGTCCGATGCAAATTGTTGCACATAACGGGCGTATTGACTTGTTCCAGCCGTCAACCCATTGAATGCCGCTTGGGGCCTCAGCAGCCTTGATTGCTGAATAAAACCCATCGGCATCCAGATTGGCTAACTCAGCAACAGATCTAACCTGAACTTCTTTAATTCCAAGCTCAGACTGTACCCGCAGCGATTCCATGTTTTGCGCGACATTGCTCCGGAACTGGATGTTGATGCCGGTGCGCTTCGGTATCACTTAAAGAAAGCAGGAATTGTTATTCCAAAAGCTCCGCGCTTGGAATATGAAGATGAACCCGTATCAATTCGCAAGGTATCGGTAAGCATCGCGCATCTAATACCTAAAAACGCTTATACTAGCATCCACTTGATGATGACAAGAGCAATGCAAGTATAAGTAAAGTTTCGTTAATGGCCGCCTAGTGCGGCTTTTTTGTGCCTGTAATTTTGTGATGGTGATAGAATGAACAAAACACAGGGGGATTTATGGCGGTAATAACTGAACAGCAGGCTGGTGGTAAAAACGTGATCGCATTTCTCGATATGATCGCATACTCAGAGCTTAAAGGATTGATTGGAATATCAGATCGCGGATATAACGTGATCGTTGGTAGTACATTAAAAAAGCCCATACTATTCTCATCGTATGCAGATCACCCTAGAAAGCTAATTCAGATAAATGCAAAGCTGAAATCTACAGCGGCTGGTAGATATCAGCTACTATCTCGCTACTATGATGCATACAAAAAACAGCTTAACTTGCCTGATTTCTCGCCGCTTTCGCAGGATTTGATCGCAATTCAGCAAATCAAAGAGAGAAAGGCGATTCCGTTTATTAATGCCGGAAAATTTGAAGATGCTGTTGCTGCTTGTTCAAATATCTGGGCGTCGCTGCCCGGAAACAACTACGGGCAGCATACAAACGACATTGCAGATCTAAAAGCTGCATACATCAAAGCAGGCGGCACTCTTGCCGCAAAATAAAGAGGGTAAAATATGGCTTACTTACTAGCTCGATTGAAAGAAGCATCAACATGGCGCGGTATCGCGCTGTTACTAACAGCGTTTGGGGTTCAAGTTGCGCCAGATGTGCAAG